CTCCTTAACCCGAGACCAGGACAATATCACCTTTGACGGGGTCAACTATGAACTGCAAGCCATCGGAACCATGAATCTGGCCTCCTTTGAGCTGTCCAGTATTTTCCCCAACCGGCCCTATCCGTGGCTGCGCCCCGGGTCTGTGGCGGATGGGTGGGCCTATGTGCGGACCATTGAGGCGGCCCGCCTGCGGCGGATTCCCTTCCGGGCCATCCATCTGGACAACGATGGGACCGAACTGTTCAATCTCCCGGTGACGGTGGAATCCTTTGAATATGGACGGGATCAGGCCGGGGACGTGGCCTACACCCTCTCCTGCAAAGAGTATCGGTTTGCCATCCCGGTGGACCTGGAGGAGCTGGCGAAGCCGGCAGATGCCAAGGGGGAGGCAACCCAGACGGAATCACAGCGGCAGGAAAATACGGGGACCTCTCCCGAGGGCAGCTATCAAAAGAAGTACGACAGCAATGACGCTGTGATGATGGCCCGGACTATGTGGAACGAATCCCGGGGTATCCAGAGCAAAACGGAGATTGCCTGCATTGGGTGGACGGCGCTGAACCGGGTGGACGCCGGGGCCGCGGCGGGGTTCCGGGATACCCTTTCGGGGGTGCTGACCCAGGCAAATCAGTTTGCCTACACCGCCAGCGCCCCCACCACCAGCGACTATGGCTATAACCTGGTGGAGCTGGCCACGGATGTGCTGGACCGGTGGAGCCGGGAAAAGGCGGGGCAGACCAATGTGGGCCGGGTTCTTCCCAAGGCTTACAAGTGGTATGCCGGAGACGGAAAGCACAACTATTTCCGAAACCAATACCAGGGAGGGACCCGGTGGAATTACAGCCTGCCCTCTCCTTATGAGAACTGAGGTGACGGCATATGGCAACGCAAGTGGAGCAGGCGGTGGCCTGGGCCAAGAGAAGATTGGGTTCTATTGAGTACAAGGGATATTGCCAGAGGTTTGTGTCTAAGTGTTACTCCAGTGGAGCAGGGATGCCCTATGCCAATGCCAGCAGCGCCAAGGTGGCCAGAAGCATGTGGAGGGTGAGCAAAAGCCGGGCCAACGTTCCTGTAGGCGCTGCGGTCTATTTTGACAGCCCTACCTCCCCGCAGTATGGCCATGTGGGCCTGCACATTGGGAATGACCAGGTGATTCATGCCTTTGGAACCGTAAAACAGATGAGCATTGACGCCATCATCGGGTGCGGCTATGCCTGGCAGGGCTGGGGCTGGAACGGCGGCGTCAAGCCCACCGGAGCGGGTACCACTGTCCCGGCGGGGACTTCGGACGGGGGGACAGAGAATACCTCCCAAGGCGAGTCCGTGATCCATATCCCCCAGACCGAAAAGGTCTACACCGTCTATGAGCAGGACACCCCGTATAAGCTGCCGGATGTCTATGCGTATCAGTGGCAGTCCTATGAGAAGAAAACGGTGCTGGACATCTCGGACCGGGTGGGCAGTCCCTCTCTCTCCGACGATTCTGACAGTGTATGCCTGGAGCTGACCTTTCAGGTGCTGCAAGCCACTGGGGAGAAGTATTTTAAGCCCCTGGAAATCCGGCCGGGAGATTATGTCTCCGTGGTAAACACCAACAGCAAGGAATGCGTCTTCACCGGGCAGGTACAGGCGGTGAGTGGGTCCTATCGGGAATCCCTCTCTGTCACCTGCCATGACAACGGGCGTCTGCTGACCACCAATGACGTTATCATCCAGTTTGACAACGTGGCGGCCAAGACTGCGATTGCCCAACTGGCCGCCAAGGTAGGGATTCCAAGTCTTTCCTGCCCGGACTTAATCAGCAGCGTTTATTCCCTGGAGAAAAACAACGCAGCTACCATTGTCCAGGACATTTTGGAGACGGTGACCGCAGAAAACGGGGTGACCTACTTCCCGCGGATGATGGGAAACACCCTGGTGATCCGGTCTTACGGAGACACCTGTGTCCGGGGATTCTGCCGCCAGGAAGAAAACCTGGCCCCCTTTGATGTGATGACGGAGTGTGACGCCCCCCAGGTGGGCTGGGATATCAATGACCTAAAAAATGAAATCGTGGTATACAGTGAGTCGGATAACTCCGCCACGGTACAGGCCAGGGCGGAGGATGCAGCCGCTGTGCGGCGATACGGACGACGTGTGGGCCTGGTGACCTTCTCCGACCAAGACACGGTGACCGCGTCTGCCAAGGCCCAAAACACGTTACGAGAGAAAAGTGTGGTCAAAGAGACGTTTTCCTTGACTACCTATGGCAGTGACCGGATTGTGGCCGGGGTACGGATGAAGGTGGACCTGGCGGAGATCCGGGGGGAATTCTGGGTGACCGCGGTGACCCACGATCTGGGACCGCCCCATAGGATGACTCTGACCATGAGGAGGGCTGAGTGATGAGCTGGGAGCATGCCATCGCCCGGGAATTGAAAAAACGGGACAATCCAGTGTATTATGCCTGGTTTTCCGGGGAGGTGACCTCCCCGGTCCAAACCACAGATGAGGAGGGCCACGTGAATTACTACGGGCCGACGATTGTCTCTTGCTTCGACGGGGCAGTCCAGCTCCGGGCAGACCGGCTCCAGCAGATCCCTGGGGCCGAGCCTTACCACGCCGGACAGCGGGTTGCCCTGCTGGGGCATCCCTTTGCCAAAGAGCCGGGCAGTCAGAAAATTTTGATTTTAGGAGTGGTCACGGATGTTATTTAATCAGACGGAAGAACAACGCCAAGAGATGACCGCCCAAGACGATGGGGTACTTGGCGTCTCCTTTGCCTTTGACTGGAAGGCCGGGCATTATGAAATGGCGGCGGGTTCCCCGGTGGAGATCAGCGGGACAAGGGCGGCCCAGGCATGGCTGCAACAGGTGCTGCGGACCAAACGGGAACGGTATTCCATTTACCCAACAGACTTTGGTGCGCCGGCCCAGACCCTGGTCGGGCAAAAGTATCCCAAGGGCTTTCTCCTGTCAGAGCTGCGGCGGCAGCTGGCAGAGAGCGCGGCTTACTGCCCGGCCATCCAAGATGTGGGCGACCTAAAGCAGGAGGGAGACGCCATCACGGGGACAGTCTCTCTGACAACCCGTTCCGGGGAGCGGCAGGAGGTGTTCCATTTTGGCCCTTGACTTAGCAGAGATTCACCAGCAGATGCTGGATGGGATCGGCGAACGATACCAGAAAACCACAGGCTTCCCGGCCTATGACTTTACCCGGGCATTTGCCATCGCGGTGCTATCCCTGGACAGTGACATCGCCGTTGCTGAGGAGAAGCTGGACCTGGAAAATCTGTCTGGAACAGAGTTGGACACGTTCATCCGGCAGCACAGAGGCCTTTCCCGAAAATACGCCACCTATGCCACAGCCACCCTGCGGGTGGTCACCGGCGGTGGAGACATCCAGGCGGGGAACCTGTTCTCCACGGCGTCCGGCGTAGAGTTTTACGCCATCCAGGATGGGACATACACAGCGGGGGACACCTTTTCTGTACGCGCCTATGTCGGTGGAGAATCTGGCAATGTGGGGCCCAACACGATCACCTATATGCCAGTCACCATTGCAGGCATTGGCGCGGTGACCAACGACGAAGCCGCCACAGGGGGCTATGACGCGGAGAGCGATGAGGAGTTCCGGGCCCGTTATTACAATGACCTGCAAAATCCAAACAACGGCAGCAACCAGCAGGCCTACATCGCCTGGGCCATGTCGGTCCCCGGTGTGGGCCGGGTGCGGATTTTCCCCCAGGCATTGGGCGCGAATACCGTGGAAGTCTGTCTTGTGGACCCCAATATGGAGCCTGCCGGCAGTGAAGTAATCCAAGCGGTACAGGCACTGATTGATCCCAACAAAAATGGCGATGGCAGCGGGGAGGCCCCCATTGGCGCGGTGTGTACAGTGACCACGGCGGAACGCCTGGAGATTGCAGTGAGCGCATCTGTCACCATCGCGGAAGAGGCAGAACTTGGCGCAGTAACAGAGGCGGTAAAGGCCAACTTGACCGATTATCTTCGGGAAATTGCCTTTGCAAAAGGGGTTAGCTATGTCAGCTATGCCCAGATCACCAGCCGGATCAATGCCACGGAAGGGGTTCTGGATCACAAGGATT